TATAATCCGCAAATCCAAATTTCCGAAAAATCCCAAACGAAGCGTATAGAAATCGCCGATTCGAGAAAAACGAAGCGTCCAAAAATAGACAAGCGCACAACACCCAACAAACGGCATTCGAACGCCATTATAACACTATGAATTGAGGGATTTGATAACAAAAAAAAGAGGGGCTAATGCTCCTCTTTTTCTTTTACAATAACTTCGGCACCGACTATCTCACAATACCTCAGCAGATTCTCGATATTTACATTTTTTCCACTCTCTATCGCCCTGACGCTGCCCATGTTGATTCCTTTTTGCCAAATTTTATATTGAGAAAAGCCTTTGCGCGTTCTGATTTCCACTAATGTTTTTGCTATATCGTCTAATGTCATACCCCAATTAATTCTTTTTTTATCGCCTCTAAAAATGCGATAGATGTTAATACCGTATTCCTATAATTATAATCACTACCGGCTGCAATCGCATTCTTACGACCGTCTAAAATCAGCGTATCAATGAACAACACCATTTGTCGCACCGTAATATTCCCGATGTCTGCCGAGAATGTCGATAGCGATGTATAATACTTCATAGCCTGTTTTAAAAGGCCTCGTATTTTAGTTTTATCAGGGTTTTTACCGGTAATACGCTTAATGCTGATCTTTGCGGAGAGATTCGACCCTGACAATCCGGGCTCTATGCGGTAATCCTCTCCGACTTCCTCGATAATGCCGTCAATATACTCGACTTTGGCGATGAATCCATTGTCTATGTCCGAACAGTATATGAAGTCGACTTCTCCGAACTTGTGCGCCCGGTTATGGTCTACAATGAATAGCGGGAATTCCCTTTTCATTCTTCGTCCTCCTCGTTTTTCTCGTCGTCATTGACTTTAATAAGCCGTTCAAGATCTTCGCTTATATACCCTTTATACTCCCTTATGGCCTCCAATTCCGAGTCGCTGAGGTCGTCTATATCCTCTATCTCGATAGTATAATATCTGTCATAATCACCGTCGAAGTCTATCTCTCCGGTTCTTCCGTTCTCGTCGTCCTCACTAACGACAGTGCCCACTTCGTCTGCAATATAGGGTTTGCAGAACCTCCCATGCTCGTCCCTGTTTTTCGTGAACAAGCGATCTGACAACATGCTACACACATCTGAGAATGTTTTTTCTCCGACAAATTCAACGTGGCCGGGGTTAAAGAATCTGCCTCCTCGGCAAACATGAAATGATAATACCATTGTTCTTTTTGTTTCCATATATAAGTAATTTTTAGTTATAATCATCTGGCTCATACAGGAGTATAACAATCTTCAAGGTTTATGTTATTCTCGATTGCGGCACAGGCAAGTATCCATGCTTGCTTACTCGACATGTTGGCAATCTTGAAACTCGGATAGGTGCATTTTTCATCAATCGTCTTTGCCACATTGGAGGCAAAAACATTCAGGTTGATTATCCGGGACAAGAACCGATAGAACGGATTGAAGTGCATCTCATACGAATTGTTATTATTCCATCTTTCATAATTGGCAATCTTATGCAACATGTTGGCTAACTCTTGTGCTTTTCCGTATTGTTCTGTACCTTTCTGTAACATGGCTTTATCTTTTTATGTTATCGTTTCGTTTTTTGATTACACTACAAAGATATATCTTTTTATTGTATATACAAAATAACGAAATAAAAATAGCACCGCAATTAACAACATTTTACAATATACTACACTTTCGGCAGACAGGCACAAAAAAAGCACCGGAAAAACATATTTCTTCGGTGCTTTTTTATTACTCTGTCTTTTGGCTATCTCACCAAAAATCACTAACTTTAAATAATAAAGAATATATCATATTTGGTTTTTAACGCTGTTTTAATACCATTAAAACGACGTTATATTATACCGCCGGAATCGTGGGCGCGGCACGCTTATATAGCATTATATCCGTATACGTGGCGTTGTAGTTCACATGGGCATTAAATTCGGTTTTTATACAGTCTTCGAAGGGGTTGCCCAAAGTCCGATTCCTGCCCATCCAATCGCAGAGCTCCAAGATAGACGACTTGTTGGAGGTGAAGTAGACAAACGAATGGTCGGCGAGAACCGTCAGCACATCGAGATAGTCGGAGAGCCGCCAGTACATCGTATAGGTCCCCACCTCGGTGGAGAGATAGGGCGGGTCGACCAGAAACACCGCACCGGGCGTATCCTTGTACTCATTGAACACCTCCCGATAATCCCGAGAGGCGATTTCCAGCCCTTCCAAATAGTCGAGACATTCCGGATAATCGTTTTTGCGGATATTGTTATAGAGGGTGTCTTTCCGCATCTCCGAGACGCTCAGCTTATACTTCATCGAAAACATAATCGAGGCAGAGAGCGTGATGAAATCCACGTATCCGGTTTCGCGCTCCTCCCGCTGAATGCGGTCGAATATGCGCTCCCGAATGTCTCCGGTGATCGCCTTGTGCCGAGGAACGGTATTGCCCACGATTTCTCGAATATCGGCGATCAATCGATTGGTGCGCGGTATGTTTTCGAGTCGACGGCGGTAATTGTCGAAATCGTTGTACACCACAGTGGCATTCGGCTTGCACCGCTTGGCGATATGGGAGAGCAGGCCGGAGCCTCCGAATAGGTCGATGAAGGTGGCGTCGTCGGGAAACTGTTTCAGAACTTTTATAAACTCGCGCACGAACATGCGCTTCTGCCCTACGAATGGGAGCGGGGCCGATAAATACATTTTCTTTTTCATACGTTTAACTCGAATTTGACATTTTCGTTCCCGGCGAGCAAATCCCGTGTACGGGCGATGTTATTGTCGTAGATGTGCACGTTGCCGAGGTTGAGGGTGACAGATTGCAGGGGCAAATCGATTTGCCGGGACATCAGGTACAGGTGGTATATGTCGGCCGGAAGTCCGAGGTTGGCGTCGGAACTGCGCTGGTAGGCTGACAGCACCAGCTCGCCGCCGTCGATTTGAAATTGTACGAGGCTGAGGCACGGGGCTTGATTGGTCTCCGCGTCGGTGGATCCGAGGAACAGCACATAGTTTTTGCTGCTGCGCTTTTCCCGGTTGATTTTGGCGATGAGCGGCGGCAGCTTCTCGAAGTAGGAGGGGTAACTGTTCACCAGCGTATGGCCGCAGTAATCCCACCAACTGATACCCGCCTCCCGGTATTTCTCCACACTACGCTCACCGTTCATAAAGAGCCGCAGTTCGTCCCTGAGCTTGCGCCGGGCGATATTATGCCCCTCGAAGATGTCGAGCAGGTCGGACGGAGTCAGCGAGAGCGACTCGTTAAGCAGGTAGCGGCTCGTGCCTTTCCTGCCGGTTTGCGTCTTGCCGTCGATGAGGATTCTGTCCAGTAACCGATAATATTTGTTCATGGCGTGTCATTTATTGCCGGCAAAGGTATCGTGCACATGTGCTTGTTCCATTCCGGGGCGATTTCATTCCACTGCAAAGAGATTGCAGTCGGCTTTGAATCGGCGGATAAGGTCATATACTTTTCGCTCGCATACACCGTATTTCTCGGCCAGCGCAGCCACGATATAGGAGGTTTTCTCACCATCGGCCAGCAGCCGGTTGTAGTCGTTGAACAAGTCGATATATCGGATATCATCAAGACGAATGCCCGCATCGCAACAGAATTTCAATAGTTCCCGGTTTAATTTCAGTATCTCAATTACTTTCATTCTCCAAAAAAATAGTACATTTGCAATATCTCACTTACATACACATACAAAACAGCCACAAGTGTAGTCTGGGTATTTGCCCCCGGCTACGCACTTGTGGCGTGTATGTGTTAATATGTAGGTGAGATGACTATTGACAGGCCGGGGGCTTTCTTTTTTATCCCCGTCCTCTTGGTTTTTTAGCAGATCTTTTACATGCCTGTATCCTTTTTCTCGTTGAACTCCCGTTCCAGTTCTCTCGCCTCCGCCTCGGGAAGTTCCTCCCAATCCGTCAGGTCGGTTCCGTCCGGAGCGGAAACAGCCGGAGTAACCGTGATATACTCATCTGTTTTATATACCAATAAATATCCTTCTTTCGCTTTTTTCCGTATCATTTTTCATACCTCCATATCATTTTCATACTCCTATCACCCTCCAATTTTTATCAGTGGCTATTTTCACCTCATCTTCTGTAATTTCTGTAACTCCAAGACAACCGGTTATATCTATTACTCTTTCGGATTCTCCATTAAAATCCGGTAATTGGTTAAAAATCTCCAATATAGCTTCATGAGAAAGAGCTGAATATCTGACATATAAATTTGCTCCGTTATAAGTATAATCAAATTGTGATTCCGGTGAAAAGGTTAGCCCCGTAAGTCCGCATGATGGTTGTTGATAAGAACCGGACCATGACAAACATCTTATCTTTGTGTTTTTTAGATCCAATCTCATAGTCTTCGGTACACCATCCATATTAAGAATGAGCCCGTTTCCTTTTGAACCAAAATCGCTTGGCAGTTCAAAATCATATAGTTGATAATCACTTTGAAACAATCCTATTGCATCCTCTACATTCGGCATCGATTTGGGTAATACCAATTTTCTCAATGAGGTGCAATTATAAAAACAGTTCCTAACATAAGTACCGGTAAATGGTTCCTGAGGCATGATTATTTCTTCAACCGATTGTGCCATGCCATAAAAGCAATGACTCCATGTGTTAGTCGATGATACCTTCATTTTAGAAAGGTCTACTTTACCTCTGGTTTGATTTAGACAGCCCCATAAGTATTCTCCAATTTCTCCTCCTTCAATCTGAATGTCACTTAAATCATCACAGAATATATTTCTAAATTTATAACCTATTAAATAGGTTAATTTTAAAGTATCCCCGGTATGTAATATATATCTTAACCTATTTTTCGAATACGGAAAAGTTGGTATGCAGTCTATTGTATCCGATAGAAATTTTATGGCTTCCAATGGTAATGTTGACAACTCAAATGAACAGTATTTGAGTTTCCTAATATTTTTCCCAAATACGATATATTTATAAGGAGCTATATTATATATCTTTTGCGGGTAATTTACATATACATAACCGTTTGGATAAATATAATGGTCGTAGTCAATTGAATATAATTCATATGAAACCTTCATTATCCAAAATTCCCTGCCATTAGTGTCTATTCTGCCAGTTCCTTTCAAATATTTATGGTTTGCTATATTGGTAGTCGTTGGGGCGATAGCGGTATAAATTTCACTACCGTCTCCCCAATCTATCTTATAACTTTTTACATTAAAAGAGGAGTACTGCACAAAAATATAATCTTCAAATGTAGTCGGTTTATCGTCTGTCACCACAAACCAAATGTCATTGTCCGGGCATTCGTCAAGATTTCCCCATGACGGGTCGGGAATAAATTTAGGTTTTTGAACAATAGCCGGCACGCTGACCGTCTCTTTCACCGCGACAGCCTCCGGCACGACGATTTGCTCTTTTACCGCAACGGCATCCGGTACAATTATCCGCTCTTTCACCATCACGCAATCGCACTTCTCCATACCTCATACGATTTTAATGTTCGTCTCGTCCTCACCGCCATACTCCCAGTATCCGCTTGCGAAATCGGAGTCGGTACGGCAATAATGCCTTTCTACGGTAAGGATTCCCTTGCGGAAAGTGTTCGGTTCGAATACGGCTATCAGCTCGCCGTCTCGAAGGACACAATTCACCCGCTTGTCACCCTCCTGCGAGACTTCGCACGTCCGGCCGTATTGGTCCCGATAGATGAAGCGGAATTTCAGTCCCTCTACATCGATGGGGGAACCATTCATATCTGAAAACTCCAAACCGGCCTTAATACCTTCCCATGAGTATTTCTCTTCGTACTTTTTTTCACTCATCGCTGCCATCGGATAATGCGTTGAACATTTTTTCCACCAGAGCTTTCGTCTCCTCGACCGTGGAGGTCATGGAATAGACATTCATGTTAAAACTGCCTTGCCCGACAGTGACATGGCCTTTTTCCACACCGTTTTCCACAATTCGGTAATTGACCGCTTGCAGGGTTTCCACAGTCTCTTTTCCGTTGAACGAACGGCTGATGTTTTCGCTGATTTTTACTAACTCAATCATAATGTTTTGTATTTATGGTTAACTGATAATCCCGCTGTCGGGAATGTCGAATGTCACGTTTTTGGATAGTGAGTCGAGTTGGACGCCGGCCTCGCCCGACGAGGAGACCCCATACACGGAACAGGTCAGGTAATAGGTATGGGTTCCCGGTGGAAGGTCCGGATGTATCGTCCCCAAAGGGATATTCAAAATGAGAATCCCGGTTCCCTTGTATTCGTAATCATAGATCGCGAGGAATCCGGACCCCGAAATACGGAAGGTGTATTTCTCACCCACCGGAGGATTTCCGTTCGGAAAACTGATACGCACCTGAAAGTAACTCGAAAGGAAAGTGAAATCCACGATTTTAATCGGGGTATATGTGCTGTTTATCTCGGCTGTCATAGCTATCGATGTGGGTATGGGGAAATAATCCGCCACGGTAATCTGTTTGTCGACCCCTGTCCAGTATTCGAACGACTTCTTATCGATAAGGAACAATGTCACCTTCAAATTCGCCCCTATCGAATCCTCCCCCGGAAATGTGTCGCTCTGTCCGACAGGAAGTATCGGCGGAGTAGTACCGTCACTGAAAAATTTTACCTTGAAAGCAGAGTACCACACATTGCCCACCCGCAAGGTGGTTACGGTGTTTGTAGAGGTATTTGTCAGCAATCGGGCAAAACTGCTTCCATTTCCATCGGTTACCAAAATAGCCGGGTAATAATCGCCGATACTCTTGTCGGAGGCCAGCGCCAGCCACGATTCGACGGGTACGCCGGTGGGATTCACCGAAGTGTCGTAATAGTTGATGTCGACAAAAAGATACGGCACGTCCGCACTGATTTCATCAATTTTGCTTCCGGTAAGATTGGGTTTTGCGTTATGGTCGTAGCCGTCGAAATCGCTCAGGCGACAAAAATCCGTCCCCGGGTGAGGATAGGCGACATATTCGAAAGAGGTATCATGGATAGTGACGATATTCGTTCCGTGCGGTATCGTGGCTTTCAAGCCATAGCGTATGCCTTGATTCTTATCCGTTTCGCTTCCTTCCCATTGATTGATATATGTCGTGACCCCGCCGGATTGCTGAGGATAGTTGTCGGATAGCGGTGCAGCCTGCGGATAGCGCACGGGTTTATGACGACTCCATTTGTTGATACGTCCCGGACGGCCACCCTGCAACAGGGGACGTTCGAGGGCAACGATGTCGGCCACGTCCCATACCCCGTTTGAAGGATAAATCCCCAGCAGATTATACGGGTCGGTTATCGCTACCGGAGCTGCTATCTTGTTTTTATCGATGGCCATAGGCTCACTTTCCTCCTTTCTCTTTTAATTCGAATAATTCCTTTTTCAATCGTTCTATATCTCCCATAAGGGCTTTAACCAGACGGGCGGTCTCCTGCGTTGCCCCGGCTATGGTGTTGATATAGTCGGGCGACAGGTAGTTCAGAGCCCCGTAACCGTCCTCCGTTTCGTAGGCCATCGATGGCAATACCCCTTTCACCTTTTGATAGATCAGCCCCGTATGGGCTTCCCCGTCCACGCCGCCCTTGTTACGCTTCCGTGCTTTTTCGGTGTATAGAAAATCGCATACCCTGCCCATCGCCAAGAGCCTGTCGGTATAACTTCGGGTGTAATCGAAATCTCGCTTCAAACGTTTGTCCGAAGTCGTTAGAGCGGTGACCGAGCCTTGTGCCGAGATATTGCCTTGCGACGATATATCCCCTCCGGCCGTGATGTTACCGTCCGATGTGATATACCCGTTCGAACGGAGATAGTTTGTGGCCAATATTCCGCCATTATAGATAGTAACCCTCTTGCTACCGGTTTCCGCCACGACTCCTGAACAGTAAATTCTTTCAACCCCATTTATATCTCCGCTCATGGAAATGCTGCCTACATCTGTCAGATTACCCGAAACGTCCTCTGTCCCGTCGAACGACTGTCCCCAAATCGTCCGGGAACTGGCTAATTTATCGGCTTGGCTGCAAGTGACGTTGTCGAGACGGGAGTTCGAGAAATAAGTAAAATTACCGTCCCGGAGCACGACTATCCGGTTTTCTATCTCCTCGCTCGTGTCGGCCGGTTTGTCGAGAGTGGTTTCTATCTCGCTCGTATATGTGTCGATATAGAGGTACTCTTTCCCGACGGTTCTGAACCGGAACTGGTTATGCCATTGCGTATTCGTTTTTACCCACACGTTCCCGCTCTTGTCTATACAGGCATGTATGTACAGGGCCCTCTGGGATTGACACTTCTGCATGGTCATCAAGTTAAGGGATATAGCCCCCTCCCCACAGGTAAGGTAAAGCCTTCCGTAAACGGCGCCTCCGGTCACATAATCCTCGACGGCCTCGATTTCGATGACCACGCCCGAGTAATTCGTATGGCTGTCCGTGACGGTAGCAATCTTGTTCCAATACCAACGACTCTCGGAATCTATATACTTATGCGATGACAGAATAATCCACCCGGCCTCTTGGTAGTGGTAAATGTCCTTGTTCGCAAAAGCATTCGTGTTGGCGGAATTTCCTGACGAGACGGCATATCCGGCATTCGTGGCATAATCGGCGTTGTTCGCCTTGCCTACGGTCAGACCCGTATATGTGCCGCTCACGTTGTTTATCTCGGCCAGCGAATAGGTAGGCTTGTTCGGCTGCTGCACCCAATCGTACAGGGTGATGCCTTTGGTGACAACGATACCGAGGGCTGTCTTGCTGACGGCCGTCACCACATTGCCTGTACCTATCGTAGATGCGCCGGCGTTGGCGAGTTTCCAAATCTCGTTGATGGTATAGGCGTTGAAGGTATCGGTAAGGGTGGTGTTGTCGAATGCGCCGCCCAGATCGTCGAACCCATGAACGAGCTTGATGAGCCCTCCTCCGCCACCGCCGCCCCCTTCGAGGTTGCCGAGACCGAGAGCAGAGAGGCTCCCGGTGGTATAGAGGCTTATCGGCTCCCCGTTTTTCGAGTCGTACACTTTAATGGCCTTATTGGCGGCGTCCCATACCAGCGTCGCCCCGCCGATGATAACGCTATGGTTGACATCGATGTCGGTCATGGGCACGAGGGGCGTGACATCGAGCAGTTTCCCGCTCTCCGAATCTTCATTAAGCTGAAAGATGTTGAGATAGGCGTCGATGAGTTTGTCGCCGAAGTAGAATGCCCCGAGGTTGGTGTCGATTTTCCCTTTCTTGTCCCACCGGATATTGCCGGCGGCCAGATAGCCCGTGCCGTCCATGCGGATCAGGGCCGTGGCCTCGTTGCCGG